CTCGACAACCTTGCCGAGTGGGTGCGTGCCGGCGTTGACACCTGCGGCATGGGGAGCCTGCTCACCAAGGGTTCCGCGGATGACATCGCCAAGAACGCCGCCGAGGTGCGCCGCATCATCGACGAGATCCGCGCGGAGATGGGCGAGTAAAGACCCGTTTTTGCCAAACTTCTGTTGGCATTTTCGGTCGGATGCTGTAATATATCCCAGCACGCGGGCGTGGCGGAATTGGCAGACGCGTACGGTTCAGGTCCGTATGAGAGCAATCTCATGAAGGTTCAAGTCCTTTCGCCCGCACCATGAAATGTTAGAGCTCCTCCGTTGGGTTTCCAGCGGAGGAGCTCTTTTTTCAGTTGCCCGGTCGGCTCTCGCACGGCGCAACACGGAAATGCGCACTCAGGCGAATTAATGCCGCCGGAACAAGGATTTTGTACGCACCTGCTGCCAAAACGCGCCTTCCGGAGACAAATTGCCGCCTGAGAGCCCCTTTTGTACAAACTTGCTGCTAAAACCTGCCCTCCGGCGGCAAAATGGCGTCGGAGCTGGGGTTTCGTACATACAACAAGCGGTACCGTCGCTCGTCGCACCGGTACCGCAGTTCTTCTCAGCCCTACAGCCCCATGAGGTTACTTGTCGGCGTCCTCGTCCTCATCGTCGTCATCGTCAAAGAGGTCCCAGTCGTCGTCGGACTTCTCGTGGTTGTAGTATTCCTTGCGCGTGCGGCGCTCAAGGACAAACGAGATGAGCAGGCATACCAGCATGCCGCCAATCACCAGGCACACCACGCCGGTCCTATCACTGAAGAGCCAGGTGAAGAAGTCCATACGTAAGCCTCCCGGGCTTTGGGCCCGCAAGGGGCCAACGGATACCGCACAAGTATATACTTGGAGCGCCGCCGAGCCGCAGTAGCGGCTTTGGCGCGCCGGACATCGCTGCGGCATATCGTCGCACATACGCAAGGGAGTTCACACATGCTCGACATTAAGTTCGTGCGAGAGAATCCAGACCTCGTAGACAAGTCCTGCGCCTCTCGCCAGAACGCGCATTGGGATCGCGAGCGCTTCTTCGAGCTTGACGAGGAGCGTCGCTCGGTCATCGCCGAGGTTGAGCAGCTTCAGGCAGACCGCAACTCCATCTCCAAGCAGGTGGGCCAGCTCATGCGCGAGGGCAAGAAGGACGAGGCTGAGGCTGCGAAGGCCAAGGTCGCGGCCAGCAAGGACCGCATCGCCGAGCTTAACGAGAAGCGCACCAAGGTCGAGAAGGACCTGTTTGACCTGGTCGCGGCCATCCCCAACATCCCGCATGAGTCCGTGCCGTATGGCGTCGACGACTCCGACAACCCCGAGGTCCGTCGCTGGGGCGAGCCCACGCAGTTCGACTTCGAGCCCAAGGCGCACTGGGACCTTGGCCCCTCCACCGGCATGATTGACTTCGAGCGTGGCATCAAGCTTGCCGGCACGCGCTTCTACCTGCTTGGTGGCGCGGGTGCCCTCATGGAGCGCGCTCTCATCAACTTCTTTATCGACACGCACGTGAAGGCCGGCTTCACCGAGTGGTGGCCGCCCGTCATCACCAACTATGACTCCCTCTTTGGCACGGGTCAGCTGCCCAAGTTCGACGAGGACCTCTATCACGTGAGCGGCGGAATGTACCTCATCCCTACGGCTGAGGTCATGCTCACCAACATCCACAGGGACGAGATTCTCGACGGTGACAAGCTGCCGCTTTGGTACACCGCCTTCACGCCGTGCTTCCGTGAGGAGGCTGGCTCCGCCGGCCGCGACACGCGCGGCATCATCCGCGTGCACGAGTTCGACAAGGTCGAGATGGTCAAGTTTGCCAAGCCTGAGGACTCGATGAACCAGCTCGAGAGCATGGTCGCCGAGGCCGAGAGGTGCCTGCAGCTCCTTGGCCTGCCCTACCACGTGGTCACGCTCTGCACTGGTGACATTGGCTTCTCGGCCACCAAGTGCTACGACCTCGAGGTCTGGCTGCCCAGCTACAACAACTACAAGGAGATCTCCTCCTGCTCCAACTGCTGGGACTTCCAGGCACGCCGCGCGAACATCCGCTACAAGGACCCCGCGGAGTTCAAGGGTACGCGCCTGGTCCACACCCTCAACGGTTCTGGCCTTGCCGTTGGGCGCACCATGGCCGCAATCATGGAGAACTACCAGAACGCCGACGGCTCCATCACGGTGCCCGAGGTTCTGCGTCCCTATATGCGCGACATAGAAGTCATCAAGCCGCTGGCGTGAGACAAAGGGAGTTTTCCTTTGTCTCATTGAGGGGGTGTCGCCTGGTGGCGGCATCCCCTTTCTTGTGCTGCAATGCGTTGCTGCGCTAGGAGTTCTGCTGGAAGTTCTGCTGCGAGCTCTGCCAGCCGCGGACCATGCTGGCGATGGCGTCGACGGCGGCGCGTCGCATGGCCGAGAAGGCGCTGGGACGCGCGGGGCTCCAGTCAACCGGATTGGCGCGGAGCATCTCACGCGCCTCGTCGATGACCTGCTGACCGGTTCCCGCCTGGAAGGCGTCTGCGCCCGAGACTGGCAGGTTGACGTAGATGTCGGCGGCCTGAGCGTGCAGACGGTCGAGCTGATTTGCGCCGCACGACATGGTTCTCTGTGCAATGGCAAGCGGCTTGAGGTCGTTGAGCGGCTCGAGCTGGCGAATCATTCCCACGCCCACCACGGCGTCGACTGAGCTGCGGTCGAATAGAGGTGTGGGGAGGTTCATGCGGCAGCCGCCGTCCATGTAGACGTGTCCCCTGTAGGCGGTTGGTGCAATGACCAGGGGATACGAGGCCGAGGCGCAGGCACAGCTAGCCACGTCAAGATCATCGCCCGAGATGCAGGTCCAGCCAGCGCCTGTACTCTTGAAGAGCTCCGGGTCGTTCGTGAACACGGTGAGCTCGCCCGAGACAATGTCTACGGCCGGCATGGCCACTGGCATGATGAAGTCGCCAAAGGTATGGATGCCCGCCTCGCCAAGAACGCCACGGGCAAGCTCCTGCATCTTCTCGGACTCCACAATGCCATTCGAGGTCACCATGTTGATTACGCGCAGGCGCAGGTTCTTGAGGGTGCCCGTCTCCACAACCCGGTGATCAAGTTCCACAAGAAGCTCGGCGACCCGCTGCGGCGAGAGCCCCGCCCCCACAAGGGCCGCGACAAGCGATCCCATCGAGGTTCCAGCAACGGCGCCAATGGTGATTCCCTCGCGGGCTAGATTCTCGACAACCGCGACCTCGGCGTACGAGCGAAAGCCACCACCGCAGAACGCAACGCCCACTCCGTCGACCTTGCTCATGCATTCCTCCGTCCACAAGACAACTATGTTCTAAGGTACCCGGAGAAAACGCCCTCTGTAGCCTTGGGTGCATGCCGCTCGCCGAAGGGAATTGCCGGTGAATGACAGATAAGAACATATGTTCGCATTCTTGGTGCCAATGAGGTAGACTGAGTGAAACACACAATCCAAAGGGGAGGGGCAAAAATGACAGCGAAGGACAAGCAGAAGAACGGGATGCAGGTTGTCGCCCGCGAGGAGCGGCTTGGGGATGTCTCCGTGGTCACGTCCGGCTACGCCGAGGACGGGTCCCTCATGGTAAGCGAGGAGGTTAGCGGTCCCTCCGCAAGCGTAGCGTATGGGGAGTCCTCGCATAAGGTACGTGTTGTCTTCTCGCCAGAGGCCATGGACGGACTTGCCCAGCTCCTGGGAAATGGCGCCAAAGCAGAAGGGGAGATAAGAACTCATCTTGGCTCGTTCTTCCAGGGTGGTAGGCATGCCCTCATCGACCTTATGGATCTTTGCGATGCCAAGGGCGTGCCGTACTCGTATCAGGCGCTAGGACCCGCCACGGGCGTGACGTATCGGCCCGCAGCAGAGGAGATTTAGGCTTATCGGATAAGAAAAAGGCCAGACGAGAAAAACTCGTCTGGCCTGCGCGTTCGTGGTGCGCCGTATAGGATTCGAACCTATGACGCCCTGATTCGTAGTCAGGTCCTCTATCCAGCTGAGGTAACGGCGCGTGCGGTTAGATAATATGGCACGATTGCGGGCGCCAGTCAAGAACTTTTCTCTGCACACATACTTGTCGCAAAGCCGCCACATCCGTGGCCGGCAAAAAAAGAGACCGAAGGCGCTACCGCCTCCGGTCCCCTATGCTCACGTCCAAACTAACGGCCCTTGCTTGTGGGCCAAGCCTGTACGTCAATACTCTGGCGGGCTACGTGCGAGTTAGCGCGAACACCTACGCCTACGGTCTGCGCAGGGGCTTCGCCCTGCTCGTCACGGGTGCGACGCTGTGACTATCCTATCACGAGCTGCTGCCCGGGATAGATTGTATACGGCGCGGAGATGCCGTTCTTCGCGGCGATGCCCTTCCAGTCGATGCCAAGCTCCGCGCCGATCTCGGACAGCGTGTCGCCGCTCTTGACGGTGTAGGTCTTGGCGGACGAAGCGCCGAGCTTTGCGTTGACCTTCTCCTGAACCTCGTCGTACCGAGCGCCCATGGCGCGCTTGCGGGTCTCGCCGTTGCCCCACTCGCCGTCGATGACCTCCTGGGCGAGCGTTGACGCGCTGGCGGTGAGCACGTGGTTGACGAGCGCCTGAATCTCGTCGTATCGGCTGCCGAGCTTGGCCCTGCGAACGTCCCCGTTGCCGGCGTCCCCGGCGAGCACGTCACCGACGAGCTCGGAGGCGCTGCGCGTGAGGTCGAGAGTCGTATCGTCCGCCACGTCCCCGCCGGTCGGCTTTCCGGAAACCGCGTCCGTGGTGAAGCTGGCGAGCGTCCGGTCCCCGTTGAGCGCGTTGCAGTCAACGTTGCCGCTGATTCCGGGAACCTCGCCCGCGCTCGTGAACTGCCAGAGGTCGCAGTAGTGCTTCGGGGGCGTGTGCGCCTTGCCGTCGTTCACGCCGTAGGTGGGAATCCAGCGCCACTTCTCGCCGTAGTCCTCGCCGCCGTACTCGGAATAGAGGTGGTTGGCGATGTAGATGCCGTTGTCGAGGCCGGAGGCGTTGAGCGTGGCCATGGCGCTCTTGATGTTGGCCTTGCTCTGGCCGGACACCTCGACGTCCAGCACGTAGCCGCGCTGCTTGGTGGCTCCGGCTTCCTTCGCGCGGGACACCATGCGAGCGGCCTCGACGGCTCCGCCGTTGCGGTAGAAGCCATAGAGGTAGTACGGGATGCCCTGCTGCTCGCAGCCCGAGATGTTCTGGCGCAGGCGCTCGTCAAGATAGGTGCCGTCCTGCACCCTGATGATCGCGAAGTGGACGTTGCCCTTGACGGTCGCCCACGCGATCCCGCCCTGCCACTCGGAGATGTCGATGATGGTTGGAAGGATTCCCGCCATCACTCATCACCCTCCTCGCACTTGTCGCCCATCTTGCAGTTCTCCGGTTCCTGCTCGTCCTCGCCGGGCGCATCGAAGATGGTCTTGATATTGTTCTCGTCGCTCATGTCAGTTCCCCTCTCTGATCGCGTAGAAGTAGGAGCCCCACTCGATTGCTCTGAACCGCTCCCAGCTGATGGGTGCTTGCAGGGTCGGGTCGTCGGGGTCTCTGATGTAGACGCCCTCCTCGTCGCACTTCCAGATGAGGAGGACGTGGCCGCCGTACTCCTTGCCGCCCTCGTAGACGGCTCCCCCCATGCCGGCGAACAGCATCCAGCCGTCGCGCAGGTGGCTCTCGGCGTCTTCGAGCGTCCATAGGTCTCGGTACTCGAATCCGTAGAGGGCTTGAAGCTCCTCGCAGAAGCGCCCCATGTGGTTCACGCCGCCGTCGATGCAGCGGTTGCCGACGAGGTTCAGGAGGACGGGCGGGGTAATCTCCTCGCCTGTCAGGTAGCTCGCGGCCATGGCGGCGCAACAAAGGCCGCACCCGGATTCGGCGACGCAACCATCGGCTGTCGCGTACGGAAGCCCTCCCCACCGCTCGTCCGCCTGGTAGTAGAGCGGGGGTTCCTGGGCGGGCGTGTCGCGCACGACGATCTGGCTCTGCTCTCGTGCCTCCTGCCGCTCCTGCGTCTCGGCGAGCGCCTGCGCGTCCTGCCCGGAGTGGTCGAGCATGAGCCATCCCCACCAGCAGGTCGCGGCGAGCGCGCCGGTGAGGAGCGCGGCTGCCAGCTTGAGCCTCGACATGCCGCGCCTACTTGCTCTTGAGCGCCTTGAACTCGGACACGCCGATGAGCGCGCCGATGAAGAGCCCGAGGATGCTGCACGTCTGGCTGATCTCATCCGGCATCGGCAGCCCCCAGATTCCCGCGAGCGCCTGGTAGAAGACGGCGATGAGCGGGAGCAGGAGGAGAGCCGCCCACTTGAGGGCGAGGTACAGCTTCTCGGGGAGGACGTACTTGGGATAGTCCTGCACCTCTGCGTCCTCCGGGATGTCGATGTCGCGTGTCGTGTACTCGGCCATGTCGGCCTCCTTTCCTCTAGGCCACGTGCGCGGCCATGATCTCCTTGTAGAGGGCGGTCCCGGATCCGTTGCCCCCGATGCCGTGGTACTCGCTGTAGACCTCTTCGGCCTCCTGCTTCTCCGCAGGGGTGCAGGGCACCCCGTCCACCACGTACCGGCGGTGCATGTCGGCGAGCCGGCAGTAGAGGAGCGTGCGCAGGATGCGCCGCGTCGTGTCCCTGTCCTCGATTGCCGCCTTCTGGGCCTCGGCGCGCTCCTTAGCCGCGCCCTTTATGCCGCCCATGGCCCACCCGACGGCGATGCTCACCGCCGAGGTGATGGCCGTCACGGCTATCTGCGAGAGAAACGGGTCCATGGTCACCTCCTTCCGATCTGCTGCATCATCTCGGAGGTGTCGCATACGAGAAGCGCCCCCGCAGGGGCGCTCGATTCGGGTTATTCGGAGAGTTCCCATCCCGCCGGGTAGGCGTCCGGCGACCATGTGTTGCCGTCGATCTTGGACACGTACACGGGACCGGATTCGTCCGGGTAGTGGACCTTGTCCCCCGTGTTGTAGGCGTCGTGCGCGCCGGTCGGCTGCTGCCACACGGGGATGCTGTCGCCCGCGAGCGTGATGTGCGTGTAAAGGCTCTCCGTGCCGTTCCCGGGCACCCACTGCGCCTGCGAGGTGTGGTCCTGCGCAACGCGGTAGACCTCGCCCTCGTACGTGAGCAGGTCGCCCTTCTTGTAGTCCCTGCCGACCTCGTACGCCGGGATGAGGCCGGAGACGCTGATGGCCTGCTCGTCGGTGAGGCTCGCGGCCATGGTCTGTATGGAGAGCGTCGCGGCGGTGCGAATCTGCGCGAGCTGCGACGCCGACGCGGTGAACGTCTTGGCGATGGTCTCCAACGCCTTGATGCGCTCGTCCTGCGGGGTCTCCGCCGCCTCCGCCTCGTCCCATAGCTCATCGAAGGAAGCCTCCGCCTCCTCCTGCGTGATGGCCTTGACGAGATGCACCTCGTCGGCGACCCACTGCTCGCGCTGCTCGCCGGAGGCCTCGTCCTCGATCGTCTCCTTGGTGATGTTCTTGCGGAGCCAAACGTCCGCCTGCCCGTCTGGGCGCTGCTCGATCTTAACGGCGTCGAGCGGTGTCGCCGATGTTGTTTGCTGCATGCGCGCTCCTCGATACGTACCGCCTTGCGGCCCGCATCGTAGCGTGCATGTCGTTCCTCGCCATGAGGTCGTCGCAGTCCGCGTGCTTGAAGTAGCCCATGTAGCTCGTGACGCGTCTCGCGCGCCGCAGCCCGGGCTTGCGCTTGAACCTCCGGAACGCCCGCATGCCGCGCAGGAACGTGCCGGCGCGCACCTCGACGTGCGAGGGGCGCACGACGTAGCCACCCATGTCGATGGGCTCGTCCTCGCCGACGCGGCATATCTTCCACGGCTTGAGCTCAAGACCCAGCTCGCTCCTCATGTACCTCTCAAGCGAGCGGGCTGCGGCCTTGAGGTCGCGCTTGTCGTTGCCCATCAGCAGCACATCGTCCATGTACCACAGCTGGTGCGCAACCAGCGCCCGTTTCTTTCCACGCCTTTCCTTGTGCAGCCCCTCGACGTGGTGGTACGCGAACGACAGCACGAGCTGTTCGGCGCGCAGCGAGAAGTAGCTGCCGATCTCAAGGCCGCCGTCCGTGTAGGTGGCGAGGAGCGATTCGATGCAGTAGAGGACGTCAGGCGACGCGACGTACTTGCGGAATATCCCCAGCACGACGTCGTGCCTGGTGGATGGGTAGCACTTCCGGACGTCCATCTTGACGAAGAAGCGAGGACCCCCCCCCAGTCACCCATTTTCGTATCGTGCGCATGGTGAAGGTCGCCCCCTTTCCCTTCACGCTCGATGCCTGGTAGTGGCCTGCCCGCGTCTTGAGGAAGTCGGCGCAGCAGTGGACCACGACGTAATCGACCAGCTGCTGCTTCACAGAGGACACGCCGATGGTGCGCACCTTGCCGTTCGTCGGTTCTATGTGGTCGTATCGGTGGATTGGCTCGAATACGAGGCAGCGTTCCGCGATCTCCCGCGCCACCTCGTCTATGAGGTTCGCGGCGCTTCCGTACTCTTGCCTGACGCGCCACGCGTTCTTCTTGCCCGCAGGGGCCTCGCTCCACTCGCGGTACGCCTCTTCCACGATGGCTCGGTCTATCACGAGGCCCCTGCAGTACGTCTTCATTCCGACCGGTTCACCTCTCTGGTTGCCGTCCGAGTTTTCGCAAGCTACTAACCCGGTGGTCGTGGCCATTTCCGTCGGTTGACGAGGCATGCCCGCTGCCTCGCCCTCGTGGGGTCGGCGCGGGTAGACGCGGCGTAATGAGAGCGAGGCGCATGTCAACCAGATTGGCGCGACCCGATGTTCCACCTGGCGTTCGACAGGGCGTTGTTGCCGTTGACGTACCACAAGCCCGCGTTCGAGCCGTTGTTCAAGTTGCCCAGCGAGTGGAACAGAAAACATCGGGAGCCGTCGCCGCGAATCCCTGCGCGGGATTATACCGCATACCCTTTAAGAGGGGGCTTCGCCCCCTCTCGCCTACGGCGATTCACCCCCTTGAGCGACCAGTGCCAGAGAGGCGCGACCCGATGCTCCACCAGGCGTGCGACAGGGCGTTGTCGCCGTTGACGCACCACCAGCCCGCGTACGAGCCGTTGTACAAGTGGCCCAGCGAGGGGAACTCTCGATCCGCGTTCGTCGCCTGGGCGTTCGTGTACGTGCCGTCGCACATCCCGGTTGTCGTGGACGCTCCGGAGCCTGTCCCCACGAGCATGCCCTTGGCGTTCGACAGCCTCGTCGGGTACTTCCACCCCTCCGTGGCCGCCACGGGAAGGTCGACGCCGGTGTCCACGTAGTCGGCGCTGATGGTCGTGGCTTCCTTCTTCGTGTCGTGCAGCACCATGACGTTGCAGGCGGAGCCGTCGTACTTGAGGGCTACGCCGCTCATCACCTCGTACATGCCCATGGCGGTCTCGATGCCCTGCAGGGAGAACGGCTCCTTGCCGCTCGTGCGCGATGTGGGCGAACCGTCGCCCTGCACGCCGTCGCAGCATCCCGTGGGCCACGGGGCGCTGATGACGTAGTTGCCCACGGCGGTGGTGGCGGCGCGGTTGAGGATGAGCTTGTCGTTGCTGTCGTCGTGGCTCTCGATGCGCTTGATGACGGCGTAGTCGAGCACGTCGTGCGCGGCGGCGTTGCCTCGGTCGGTGTTCTGCGTGCCGATCATGACGGCGCTGCCTGCGAGGTAGCCGTGGTTCTTGGCCACGATGACGTGGCTCTGGTTGCTCGCCGCCACAGTCACTGCCTTGATGACGTTGTAGCTCGCGCAACCCTGGAAGACACTCTGCGAGTTCTTGGTCGCGTACTTCATCAGGAGCATGACCTTGAGGTACCAGTCATCCGCCACGCTGCGGCCGCTGTAGCCGGTGGTCGCCGTCTTGCAGATGGTAATGAGCGCGTTGTGTGACACGTCGCGCGTGCGCGGCTGCGCGCCCGAAACGCTCGCCGCCTCGCCGTCGTAGGTCGAGAGCGCGTACTTCGCGTAGATCATGCACGGGCGCAGGCTGCCGTCCGGTAGCATGGCCCCGGGCTGCGGGGAGAAGCCGGGGAGCTGCGTGTCCGAGATGGAGATGACCGTGTAGGCACCGTCCGCGTCGTCCGCGATCTTCCAGAAGAGCACCGGGGCGAGCACCCACACGTTTCCGTTCCCGCCCGTGCGGGCGAACATGCCGTCGCCGGAGATGGCCGTGATGTGAGGAACGCCGTCCGCGTCAACCGTGGCGTTGCAGTCGATGTGGAAGAACGGGGCGAGCGCAGCATAGGGGTCGATGGCGGCTGCGGAGTTGGTTCCGGGCGTCGGAACGGCAACTCCCGCGTTCGCGTCCGCCTTCACGCACGCCACGGCGCTGCCGGTCGGCACCTTGATGCTGTAGATGCGCCCGTCGCGCATGGAGCGCAGCCACTTGTCCACGCCCGCGTACTCGCCCGCCTCGTCGTCGTAGGTGAGCAGGGAGCCGCGCGCCATCGCCTCAAGGGCGGCGGCGATGCGCTGCCCCGTCTCGTCGCTCATGATGTGGGTCTTGCTTGCCATGTCAGTCCTCGCTTTCGTCGGTCAGTGTCAGGTACTTCACGTCGCCCACCTGCTCGTATTCCAGGAAGATGGTCTTGTCCTGCGATACCATTCCCGCAGCTGCCCGCGCCTCCTCTGCGGCCTCGGCTGCGTCCGCCGCCGCGTCGTTGGCGCTTCCCGCCGCCGTGTTGGCTGCCCCTGCGGCGGAGTTCGCGGTCCCCGCTGCGGTGTTCGCCGCCTTCGTTGCCGCGTTCGCCGCGCTCGCGGCGTCATCCGCGTCCTCGGCTGCCGCCGTGGCGTCTGCCGCCGCTCCGTTCGCCGCCTCTGCGGCCTCCTCTGCGACGTCCGCCGCGTCGTTGGCCCTGTTGGCCGCCTGCGTCGCTGCGGTCTTGGAAGCGTCGACGGAATCGGCAGCGGCTCGCGCCTCCTCTGCGGCCTCGGCTGCGTCCGCCGCCGCGTCGTTGGCCCTGCCTGCGGCGGTGGTCGCCGAGGTCGTCGCGCTCTGCATCTGCGACTTGATGGTGTTGAGCTGCGCTATGAGGCTCTCGATCTCGGAGACGTACGGCCCGGTCGGCTCGTCCGCCTGCGATTCGGCATCAGGCAGCACGTTTATCCAGATGTCGGGCGTGGTCTCGGTCTTCCCGCTCACGGTGACGCGGAAGTAGGCCGTCTTGATGACCCCGCTCGCGCTCAGGAACTTCGGGTCGAGCGTGACCGTGACGGTGTTGCCCGACACGCTCGCGGCCTGGTCTGCGTAGGTTCGGTCGGGTTTCAGCGCGATGAAGCGCGCGTTGGTCGCCCCCGTGAGGTTCGCCCCGTCTTTCAGCAGGGCCGCCTTGATGACCGTTCCGCTCTCGCCCACTCGGGCCGTGATGATCTCGGCGGCGAGCGCGGCGGACTTGTTGACGTCCAGCGTCATCTCATGCGTCGCCATCGTTCCCTCCTTCCATGAGGACGGCGGCGGCATCGTTCAGCGCCGCAGCCCCCGTCGGTCCCACGAGGCCGGCCATGGCTGCCGCCATGGCGGCAACTGCCTGCTCGACTGCACTGGTCGATGAGCCGCCTGCCTCGGGTGTCGTTTCTGTCCCGGTTGCGTTTCCGCACAGGGCGTTGTGCTCCTCTGATTTCTCCATGACTAGCTCCACGTAAGACTCTCGGCGAAACTGCCGTTGTACCAGCCGAATCCCTTGCTGCCGCATCTGCACTGGACGCCAGACGAGTCGATGCGGACATAGTGCGTGTTGTCGTATTTGAACATTGCGTAGTCCGACCCGAAGAACACCCCGCGACTGTCAGACCATTGCAGGCCGACGTATGCGGGGTCCCCGTCGGGCGATCCTCCCGAGCGCATGTACAGGTACTCGTTCGCGTGGCTCATGAACCCCTTGTAGTAGGGAGTGGAGAGCCATGTCTGGTAGTAGTAGCGGTTGGAGGACAGGAATCCGTAATCCATAACGGATAGGCCGCATGCCGACACGGCATTCGTCGGGTCATCCGCAGCATGAAGCGCCTCCACCTCGAAGTAGTTGGTGCTCCCGTTTATGAACGAAGCCCCGGGCTGGCCGTTCGCCGTCGTCCCCGTCGTGATGTAATTTGTCGAGGACGTGCCGACCATGTTGCAGCGGAACATCGCCGTCCCGTCGTTCATAATGACGGTTCCGGCTATGATGCGGCTGTTCTTGTCCCTCACCTGGAAGCCGTTGGTCGCGTTGATGTAGACCTTGTTCCCGTTGCTGTCGGTGATGAGGATGTTGCCGCTGCGCAGGTATACCGTGCCGCTCTCAAGGTCGAGGTAGCTGTTGTTGCCTACAAGGATGCGCCCGGTCAGCCTGTTGGCCACGATCCCGTCGCCGTCTATGGCGGTGTTGAAAACCCAGTTGCCGGCCGAGTTCTTTGTGTTGGCCACGCCGATGACGCCTCCGCCTATCTTCACGCACTTGGTGGCGTAGGCGGGCTTCTTGTCGTAGACCATGATGCCCTTGCCGGGCTCCTCGTAGACCCATCCGCCGGTCGTGTTGAGCTCGGCGTTGAGCATTTCGATGATCTGCTCCTGGATGTCGTCCGGCACCTTTGCGAGGTTGGCTTCGAGTGCGTCTATGGCGTTCGTGGCCGCGTCGAGCGCGGTGTCGAGCGCGTCGGTGATTCCTTCGAGGTACTGCTTGTTCGCCTCGTCTATGGCGCGCAGCACCTCCTCGCTCTGCTCCACCTTCGTGTTCGTGTAGAGCTTCAGGACCTCCTCAAGGTCGAGCATGCCGTCGTCGGTGTACTTCTTGAGCAGGTCTTCGAGCGTGCTGTCGCCGCTCTCGGCGTACTCCTTGAGGGCGGCGTCCAGCTCCTCGGCGATCTGCTCGGTGTAGTCTTTCGCGCCCGCCACGCTGTCGCTGGTGAACGCCTCAAGGTACTCCTTGGTGTCGGTGAGGCTCGCCCCCCACTTGGTGGAGGATGCGGCGTTCGACGCGTTGACGGCGTTGGTGATGGTCTGGCGCAGGTTCGAGGTCGCCTTGGAGATGTTCGACTTCTGCGCGGCCATGATCTCTCCGACGGTCTGGAAGTTGCCGAAGGTGTAGGTCACGTCGTCGGTCAGTTGGCTCTCTTCGAGCTTGGTGATGCGCGACTGTATGCGCAGGGGAGGGTCGTACACCTTATCTGTGACAAGCACGCTGTCGCCCTCGTCGGCACCCTCGAAGTTCTCTCCCGCTCGGGCGAGCGCGATGGCGTCTACCTTGTAGGATGCCTTCGGCGTGCAGCGTTCCTCCAACGCTCCCTTGGTGAGCGCAAGGAGCTCGCTCTTGTCCTCACAGTCCTCGAACTCGACGTCACCGAAGACGTGGGACTTGCCGCCCTTGCCGTCCGGCCTGCCCCATCGGGCGAGGGCGTCGGCGTCTCCCACCCAGTTCTGCCCGCCGTTGACGTCGCCGAAGGTCAGCTTGCGCTCGTAGCCCCCGGTGAGGTTCCCGTCCTCGTCGGTGTTCTCCGGAGCCTTGCCGTAGCCGTAGAGCGCGGTCACGACGTTGCCCTCGTCCACCTCGCGCACGACGCTCACGAGGTCCTTCGTGTAGGTGAACCGCTTCCCGGTGTCCGCGCCCACGCGCTCGCGCAGGTGGACGCGGCGTGCGGTGACCTTGCTGCCGGAAACGCTGATCTCGAACTCAAGCTCGCCGCCCCACGTGTCCGCCACGTCGTGGATGGCCGCCCATGCGTTGGTGTGGTAGAAGTTCGTCCCGTTCTGCCCGAGGCTCGCGACGGTTCCCACCGTCCAGCGGCTCTCGGACAGCGCGGAGGCCATGGCGACGCTCGCCGTGGTGTGTAGCGGCCGCTTGTCCTCAAGGTAGTCTCCGGACAGCTCGATCTGTGCGGAGCTCGGGCAGTAGTAGCTGTAGACGATTCCGGCGCGTGCGCGGGTCTCGGTGATGCCGTCCACGATGTTCTCGCGCCAGCGCCCCTTCTTGTCCCGCCACACGATGCGGTCGCCCTTGTCGAGTGCGGCGAGGCAGGAGATGGACAGCGCGTTCTCGCCGTTCACCTCGCGCGTGTCCACGCACTCGAAGAGAGTCTTGATGGGGCCCTTGAAGTTCTCCCATCTGTCCGTAACCCACAGTTGCATCAGCCTATGTGCCTTTCAGTCCACTCGATGGTCCCCGTGCCGCTGGACAGCCGCAGGCTATTCCGCCCGGGCTGCAGCGGGAAGAAGGAGCTCTCGTATGTGGGCGCGTGGGTCTGGCCGTTCACGGTCACGTGCTGCTCTTCCATGTCGATGACCACGGACGTGGACGAGTTCAGGCTCTCGTTGATCTGCACGAACTCGCCCGTGTCCATGTTGGTGAGCTTGAGGTAGCTCACGGAGCCGCCGGGCTTGCAGGTGATGACCGGGCTCGTCTCGAACGAGCCGCCCACTGTCAGCGTCGTGCTGTACCCGACGTCGCCGCTCCTCTTCGCGCCGTACGCGATGGGGTCGTACGCGGTGAAGTCAAGCTCCGCGCTCCCCGTGTGCCACAGCGTGTCGAGCTCGTTGGGGGACGTGAGCATGGCCATGTAGTAGACGCCCAGATGGCGCTCGTCATCGAGGTACAGCGGTGCCTCCTTGAGGCACACGAGCCTCGCCGCCATGGTGCGGCGGAGCGCCGCCATGTCGTCGGAAGGCCGTGCCCGCCACTCGGCGAGCACCTTGAGCGGTAGAGGCTTGAGCTTCACGTGCATGACCCGCTCGCCCGGTCGGTACGGGATGTCCTGCGTCTCGACGTCGTACTCGGGGAGGAGCGAGCGGGTTATGAGCTTCGTCTTGAACCAGGGGGAGAAGTCGAATCCGTTGTAGATCACGCGTATGCCCCCTGCCTCAACTCGGTGCGCCTTATCTCCTTCGCGATCTCGCGTGACAGCTTGTGGATGTCTGCCTCCTCGCGCACGGTCGCGTACAGGTTGATTGTCACGTGGGTGTCGCCGCCCTTGCCCCCGCCCAGCTTCTCAAGCTGCTCGGCGATGCCCTCGGCGAGCGGAGCTGCCCCACGTTTGTTGAACGGCACGACGCCCTCGGGTCCGTCCTCGCCGACGCCGATGACGCTTGGCCCGTTGAAGACGCCGCCCTTCGCGTACCAGCTGATGGACAGCGTGGCCGGGTTCGGAATCTTGCCCAGCAGCGGCACCTCGATGAGGTCGTAGTGGATGTGCGGCAGCGGGATGTGCGGCCACGAGATGCGGAAGTTGAAAAAGCCCTTGATGGCGCTGATGACGCCGGAGACCACGTTCTTCGCCCCGTTCATGGCGTTGCTCACGGCGGACTCGATGCCGGAGAAGATGCCCTGCACCACGGAGAGCGCCGTGTTCAGGCCGTTCTGCACCGTGGTCACCACGCCGTTGATGGCACCGCTCACCACGCCCGCGATGACGTTCCACGCGCCGGAGATGATGCCCGTGATGCCGGACATGATGCCGTCGATGCCCGCCTGCATCTGCGAGAAGTCGCCCGTCACGATGCCGTTGATGAGGCCCAGCACGGTCTGGAAGATTCCCTGTATGAGCGTCCACGCTCCCTGGATGATCTGCGCGATGCCGTTCATGATGCTGGTGATGGTGGAGAGTATCACCTGGAACGTGTTGCCGACGTTCTGCAGGAGCTGCTGCAGGATTGGGACGGCCACGGCGATGATGAACTGGAAGCCCGCGCTCACGATGGGCATGATGACGTTCATGGCCTGCGTGACCGCGTTGGAGATGGCGGCCCACGCCTGCTGGACGTACGGCTGCAGCTGCGCGATGACCCCTTGGATGGTTCCCCAGATGGCGTTCCACGCCTCGGTCACCGCCGTGCGGAAGCCCTCGTTCGTGTTCCACAGGTAGACGATGGCTGCAGTGAGCCCGGCGACCACGCCCACAACGATGCCCACCGGCCCCGTGAGCGCGGTGAGCGCGCCGCCGAACAACCCGGCGGCACCGCCCGCGCCGCTCAGGGCGGCGGTGATGGCGGGGATGACCGTCACGAGGTTGCCAGCGACGGACAGCACCGGGCCTATGGCGGCGAGGATGCCGGCGATGGCGAGCACGGCCATCTGGCCGCCCTCCCCGATGCCGTCGAACCACTCGCCGAAGGAGCGGACGACGCCGGCCACGTTGGTGGCGATGTTGAGGAGCGGCTGCCCCAGCGGCTCGATGGCACCCTGCAGCTCGCGCATGGCGCTCTGCGCCTTGCCCGCGAAGCTGTCGGACGCCGCGTCTGCCGCCGCGCCCGCAGCTCCGGCCACGTCGCCGTACTTGTTCTCCACGCCCGCGAGGCTCGTGATCATGCCCATGGCGTTGTCCTCGCCCAGGCTGCTCCACAGCTCGGAGGCGATGTTCGCCTTCTCGTAGCCGTCGGGCATCTTGGCGAGCTCGCCCATGACCGCCTCGAAGACCTGCTGCCCGGTCGCCCCGCCCTGCTTCCAGGACTCGAAGAGCTGCTGCGTGGACTCGCTGAAACGCCCGATCTGCTCGTCCATTCGCCCGTCGGTGAGCGAGGTCTGGAACTCGTTGAGGAAGTCGTTCACCTTGTCCAGCGAGTACGCGCCGTTGTCAGCGCCGGTCTTGAGGATTGAGAAGTACTCCTCTGCGGAGAAGCCCATCTGTGCGAGGCGCGGGCCGTACTCGGCGAGGTTGTCGCCCAGCTCCCCGGAGTAGTTCAGGCCGTCCTGCGCGCCCGCCACGAACAGGTCCATGGCGTCCTGCGCGGACAGGCCGAAGCCGTCCATGAGGGCGTTCACGCCGCGCACGCTCTCGCCCACGTCCATGCCGAGGGTGTCGGAGAGCGTGAGCGCGGCCTGCGTCACGTATTCGAGGTCTTGGTCGTTGAGGTCGCCGAGGTTCTGGCGGACGGTGATGAGCGCGTCGGAAACGGCGTCGAGGGACGCCCCGAAGCCGTTCTCGTAGATGTCCTCGCCGACGTCGCCCAGGCGCTCGGCCTCGTCGGCGGTGAGGCCGAGGGCGGACTGTATGCGGGCGGTCGCCTGCTCGTAGCTCGACGCCGTGCTGAACGCGGCGGCACCGGCGGCGACGATCGGCGCGGTGAGGCCGACGGTCGCTGCGGTGCCTGCTGTCTTGAGCGAGCCGGACAGCTTCTGCGCCGCCGCGTCGCCCTTCTTTATCCCGTCCCATGTGACGCTGTTGAGGCTGTTCTTTACACCCTTGACGCCTTTCTCGACGCCGGAGGAGTCAAGTACCGCCTTGATGATGACGGAGCCGTCCATGCTCACCTCGCTGCACGCTTGAGGGCGGCGAACGCATCGTTCATCGCCGCGTTATTCCCTTCGTTCGTGCCGTGTGAGCTCCGGCGCTTCCCGAGTGCGTACGCCCTGTGCAGGCGCTCCCACTCCTCGATTTCCTTCTTGTTCGCGTTCTTCTTGGCGCGCTGCGGGCGCGTCTTTGGGTTGCGGTAGTAGATGGCCCTGCCCAGCGGGGTGCCCATCGAGCATCCGCCGACGAGCGCGACGAACTCGGCGAATCCGATCTCTCCGCGCACGGCGTCCCAGTCGATGCCGTACTCAGCCCGGAAGCTGATGCGGATGTAGGCGGCATCCTCAACGGGGTCCCACAGCGGGTCCTCGTGCGGCTTGTCCCCCTTGAGGTCTATGCCGCACACGTCCCACACGGCGGATTCGATGAGCCTTCCGAACTCGCGCGGGTCGTAGTCGCACGCGAGGAACGCATCGGCTGCGTCGGCGAAGAACGCTGGGATGAACTCCGCAGCCTTCTCGTCCTCCGGCATCCCTTCGTCCTGCAGGAGGGCGATGCACTTGAGCACGGTGAGGGCGTCGTCGCGCACCAGCACCTCCTCGCCGTTCCACGGATACGGAGTCGCGCTGCCCCCGTCTTCGAGCCTTACGCGTCGGGATGTGAGGTCGCAGGCGTTCACTTGCGGCTCTTCTTGCCCTTGCCGCCCTGGATGACCTTGGGCTGGTTCTTGCGCTGCGCCTGCAGGAACGCCTTGGTCTGCGCGCTCTCGTTCGAGTAGTACAGGCCGCACTTGCGCAGATGCTCGTTGGTCGCCTTGCGCCCCAGCAGCATGAGGAACGAGGCCATGACCTCGCCCAGCATGCTCGTGTAATTTGACGGGTCGATCGGCTCGCCGTCCCCCATCCATTCGAGCAGCTGGTCGTACCCCTCCGCGCCGATGAAGGCGACGATGACGCGCTTCTCGAGCTTGGTCATCATCTCGGTCAGCTCGGCGCGGTCCTCTGCGGTCTGGGCTGCCTGCAGCTTCTTGTCGATGGCCTGTGCGCGGTCGATGGCGTCGGACACCTTGCGCAGCATCTCCTCGATGCTGTCGTCATCGAAGAACACGCGGAAGCGCGGGGTGTCGGGATTGTCCTCCGGGTCCTCGAAGTAGATGTCCTCGTAGGGTCTCGTTAGGCGCAGGATTTCCATTTCGCTTTCCTTTCTCTGCCCGTGAGCTAGGCATGAAAAGAGGGGCGCGGGCCGCTCACAAGCCCGCGCCCCCGTGGTTCGGAGGTTATGGAAGGTGTCGCTTACTCCGTCTTCGCGGTGACGGTGACCTCGATGGTCTTGAGGATGGAGGGCTTGGATGCCGCGCGGATGGCGATCTTGCACTTGCCCTCGGAGACGCCGGTCACGTTGCCGTCGGAGTCGACCGTGGCGATGTCGGTGTCGCCGGAGGCGAAGAAGCACTTCCCGTTGGCTTCCTCCGGCGTTACGGTGGCCTCGATCTTCACCTTGGCGTCGACCGCCACGCTCACGTCCTCTGCCGTGACGGCGGTGGGCAGCTTGAGCTTGTTCGCCGGCTTGAACTCGGGGTAGCCTGCGGTCGCGACGGTGCAGGTGAACGCGCCGGGTGCGCTCGCCTCGCCCTGCCCGGAGTTCGGGGTGAGGTTGAGCAGGGTGCAGTCGCCCTCGATGACGTCGCCGTTCGGGGCGGTGTGGCGGAAACGGGTCTTTCGCCCGTCGCCGGTCTCAAGCGCGCAGGAGGAGATGTAGTCCTGGGCGGGGTCGCCGTAGCAGCGGTCTCCCTCGACCTCGTACTGAATCTGCGTGCTCGTCACCTTGGTCTCGGGGACGCCGTAGCCGTCGTAGTAGTCCTTGTCCTCCGTGTTCTCGTTGGGGGACGGGGTGATGTTGGTGATGCCGCGCGAGAGGATGGCCCACGTAGGGTTGGAGGCGTCGGGCGTGATGTCAACCTCAAGCGCGTTTGCGTAGTTCGGCGCGAAGCCGAGGTCGCTCTTCTTGGCCATGCTGTGTGTCCTTTCAGATGATGATGTTTGCTCTTATCCGAAGCTCCCATACGTAGAAGCCGGACTCATCGACGCCCAGCTCCTGCGGCTCCGTGTAGATTTCCGCGCTGACGAACTGGTACGAGTCGGTCGGGGACGGGAGGTAGCTTCCGTCCAGAAGCTCGGCTATCCCGTGGGACTCCTCCATCGCACGCAGCTCGCTCTCTCGCTTGCACAGGACCTGCAGCACGTACGCGACGCGCCTGCTGCCGTCCACGTACCGCGCGCTCGTCGTTGACGGCGCGGGGCGCAGCACGATGGCCTCCCTCTTGCTCACGGCGTCGAGGCGGGACACCACGACAGGGGAGTAGCCATCAGCCTGCAGGAGGCTCTTCGCCGCCTCCGGAACGTCCGGGCGGCTCATGGTCTCTCCTCAAGAAGCCGGAGGGCGTCCTGCTTCCATTCTTCGAGGTGCTGCTGCTTCGCGAACTCGGCCCAGTGCGTGTGCGCGTTCGGGTTCTTGTCGGTCTTGGCGGTGTCGGCGTTGTACGCGTACTTCGCGTACGGAGCATCCCAGATGATCAGCGCCTCGCGAGCGTCCGTCGCCGTCTGCATGTGCTCCTGCAGGTAGCCGGAGTCGCGCATGCAGTAGACGTTCATATCCTCGGCGATGTCGGACACGAGAAGCGCCTGAGCGTCGGCGATGGCCTTTGCGCTGAACCGCGCCTCAAGGGCGGATATGTCGATTTCGACCTCGCAGTCGAACGCTTTGGCCATGTCACCTCACCTCGATCTCCCAGTGATGGACGCCCCTGCCGAACGCCCGGCGCGTCGCGCACCTGGTCACGTTCATCCACTCGCCGCCGTCGATGCGCAGCTTCGAGCCGACGGGAACCTCGAACGCTCCCGGGCTGTCGGCCCCGTCGATGAATACGAGGCCCTGCGCCCCGTCCCCGAGGCCGTACTGCCGGACGAGCCATGCGGACGCGGGCTCGAATCGCACGCGCTCGATGGCGGAAGGCTCCTCGAACTCGCCTCCGTAGCCCCCGCCCTTCGGCACCCTGACAGATGCGGTCGACGGCCTCGCGGAGCGAGGTATCGGCCTCATCGGATGCCCCCGATGCCGGAGAAGAGGAGGCCGGTGCCGATCAGCTCGCGCCTGATGGCGGCGTCCATGTCAGCCCGGTACGACGAGACGCCGGAAGAGCCCTCCGAGTAGCTGAACGAGCCGATGGAGAACGAGCCTCCCTCGGCCACGCCCCCGGATGCCCCGTACGACGCGTCCACCGCCACGGCGGCGAACACGGCGCGCATCCACTCGTCGGAGCCGTCCGGCTCGTTCGGGAAGATGGCGTCGCGCACGGCGGACAGGGCGTGGGGGAGGGACGAGGCGAAGGCCGCCTCGTCCAGCTCCCCGCCGGAAGCCTTGTACTGCTCGTATGTCGGCTTGCCCTGCTTCATGCCGCTACTCGCCGCTGACGGTCACGGCGCAAGCCTCGGAGGTCTTGCCGCCTGCATTGGCGGTGATGTTGGTGCTGCCTGCGGCCTTGCCCTCGACCTCGCCGGTGTTGGCGTCAACGGTCGCCTTGGAGGGGTCGGAGGACTCGAAGGTCACGGTCTTGTCGGTCGCGTTGGCGGGCTCGACGGTAGCCTTGAGGGTCTTCTTGGCACCGATGCCGATGCTCATGGTCTTCTGCGAGAGCGTGACCTTGGACACCGCCACGGGTGCGGCGCGGAGGACGCCTGCGGCCTTGGTCTTCTTGAGGGCGCATCCGCACACGAACTCGGCGTCGCCGGTCTTGACGGCACCCGGCTCGTTCCAGTTGGGCAGGTGGACGCTGACGGCGCTGCCGCCCTTGAGCGTGATGCCGTGGAACTCGTTGATGCCGAGGCAGACGGCGTAGACGTCGTTGGTGGTGTGAGCGCCGTCGCGCAGCTCCTCGATGCGGATGCCGTCCCACTGGGACACGCGGCGGCCTGCGGTATCGGCGGATGCGGTTGCGAGGCCGAGGATGCGCAGGATGGCGTTGATCTTGACCTTCATGAACGGGGAGACGAGCAGCACGTCGGGCGTGCGGGTGAGGGCGGAGAGCATGTTGTCCATCTCCTCCGCGAACGCGAGCGCGGACGCCTGCGTGATGGTGGAGAGGTCGACGGCGCTCTGGAACTCCGTGGAGCTCTCGGTCAGCGCCTTGTTGAGGCCGTCGAAGCCGTTCTCCTCCACCTCGGTGTCGCCGTTGATGATGGTCTTGTTGAACTTGCGGATGATGGCGTTCTTGGACTCCTCAAGATGGAGCTGGTAGAGGTCGCTCGCGGCGTCCTTGGATACGCGGTCCATCTTCCACGCGTCGGACAGGATGGCCACGCGCGTGGTGATGCGCTCGATCTTGGGCTCGCTCACGACGGGCTCGGAGTTGAGCGCGCGGAACGCGGCCTCCATGGGCGTGGTGACGCGCTTGTAGCCGTACACGAGGTCGGACGTGCCCGTGGAGTTCAGGCAGTCATCGAACGTGAGCGCGCCGAGGAGGTAGCTGTCGGTGATGGTCTCGTTGATGAAGCCCTGGGTGATCTTGTCCTGGGCGTTCTTCGCGAGGTCGGTGAGGGTGATCATCTAGTCTCCCATCTGTGCCAGGGCCTCGCCGATGGTCATGGCGGGGCCGTCGTTCGCGCCTCCCTTGCGCTCGCCGCCGGTGTCGAAACGCTGCTGGTCGGCGAACAGGTAGGCGTTGTCGTTCTTGATGGCGTCGAAGTCGATGCCCTTGATGTCGCCGCTGTCATCGAGCTGCGCGTCATCGAGGTTCGGGATGACGGCGCGCACCGCCTTGACGTTGCGAGCGCCCATCTGGGTCAGCTTCGTGTCGATGGCGAAGTCGCGGCGCATGGCTGCCTCGCGCTTCTCGGCGTCCGCCTTGAACGCCTCGTTGCTCGCCTTGGCCTCATCGAGGGCCTTCTGCATCGCCTCGGTGTCGCCGACCTTCGCCGTGATGTCCTCGATCTGCTTGTCGCGGTTGGCGAGCTCGGCCTTGAGGCTTTCGCGCTCGGCCTCCCACTCCGCCTTCTCGCGCTCGTACTTCGCGAGGGACACCACTTCCTTCTTCGGTTCCTGCGGGTCTCCGCCCTGCGGCTCCGTGTTCTGGGGGTCGGTGTTCTGGTTCGCCATCTCCGTCTCCTTCCGTGTTTGGTTTTCGCGCTTCCCTGCGCGCTTGGATGGCCCACCGTTGTCGCCGTGGTCGCGCTCGCGGGCTGTTGTCGCCGCCCCGCCTTCGCGTGCCCGTAATTTCCCGCAGGTGTCGCTCGGGAACAAAAAAGCCGCCCCGTGGGGCGGCTCGGTGTCTCTGCTGCGCCTGTCGCTACGCGAGCGGCGTTATGCTCTCGACCTCTTCGATGGGTATGTCGGTGAGGAACCCGGGCATCTCCTCGATGCCTATGCGCTCGGCGTCGTCGGCGTCTTCGGCGTGCGTCTGGTAGTAGTCGAGCTTGCCGGTGATCTCCTCGCCGTCGGTGCAGCGCACGGTGACGCGCTTGCCGTAGTGCTCTATGGCCTCGGTTATCTTCATGCCTGCCCCTCCCTCGGTGCCGCCGGTACTATGTGGACGCCGTTCTTGGCGTAGTGGATGGTGAACCTGTTGGTGTCTATTCTATCGCCGTTCTCGGTCACGACGTAGCCTATCACCCTCGTCGCCTCGCACACCTCGCGCGAGTTCCACACCCCGTTCCTCGACGGCATGACCACGCCGGTGCCAGCGTACTCGTCAACGAGCCGCTGCGCTTCCTCGGCGCTCACGGTCAGCGCGCTCGGCTCCGGGAACACGCCCTCGCGCCTCACCTTCTCAAGGTGCTGCCGGTACTCCCTCGTTCCGGGGATGTGCTTGTTCTGCTTCCCCGCGAGCACGACGTTCGCCGCCTTGTCCGCGACGCGCTCGTCCCTGCGCTTCTCGACCTTCGCCCTTCGTATGGCGGCGTCGAGCGTCGCGCGGCGATCTCGCGCCGCCATGGTCTCGAAGTTCGCCCCGGACGCCTTGACCAGCTCGCCCACGCGTTTCTGGCTCACACCCGCGTCGCAGATTATGGCCTTGGTGTTGGGGTGCGCCATGTACGCCGTGCGGCTCACCTTCTGCCTCGTGAGCGCGTACACCCTCGTCTGCGTCTCGTACGGGTTCTCGCGCTCGTAGCGGCGCGTCAGGTACGGGTGCTTCGCCAGGTGCGCCCGCTGCTCGCCCTGCCACTTGGCGAGCTTCATGCGCTCCGGCGTGTCGTCTATGCCGGCGGCCTGCAGGGCGGCGGAGTCACGCTTGTACTTCCTGATGTTCCGCTCTATCTCGCGCTGCCTCTGCGACGCCTCGTACCGCTCCTGCCTCTTCTCGTCCCCGCCGTCAGGGTCGCTCTCGTAACGCTTCTTCCTGCCCTCGACGTAGATGCCGAAGGAGTGCTTGCAGTTCGCCCCGCAGAGGCCGTCCACGCTGCCGTAGCCGGTCGAAGATCGGAAGTCGGGGTACTTGTCAGACTTGCCGGAGAGCGAGAACACGCGCCCCTGCCACTTCGCGTGCTCGGGACGGCTTCCCCCGTGGCTCGAAGTCTGCACGAGGTCGTGGCCGGTCTCCTCCATGAGCGCGAGCGTGTTTCTCGCCCCTGCCTGCATGACCTGCGTTCGGACGTGCCGGCGCATGGCCACGTCGGCCTGCGCCCTCGCCCCGCTCTTGTACTCGACAACGGACACCCCACGCCTCGACAGCTCCAACACCGCCCTGCGCACGGCGTCCTCGTACGACGACAGGCCGCTGTTGACGCTCGCGATGGCCTCTGCGGCGACTTCGAGGTAGTTCCTCTGGACTGCTGCGGGCATCTTGAGGTTGTCCCGCGTGATGATGTCCTGCACGCCCGCGACGGTTGCGCGCGCGGCGTTGTGGAGCCTCTTGCGCGCCATGGAGGACAGCTCGGCGACCGCCATGCCTATGGCGGCCAGATCGTTGGCCTCGGACTGCGCAAGCGCATCGGCTGCGGCCCGCGCCGCCTCCCTCGCGGCCTCGCGCCCCTCCTTGCTCATAGCCTTCTTGGCATCCGTCTCGGCCTTGGCGGCCTCCCTCGCGGCCTCAAGGTACGCGCCCTCTCCCTCGAAGTCTATGGAACCCAGCAGCGCGGAGTAGATGCAGACGAGGCGCAAGGTGTACGCGTCCATCGCGCCCTGCGCCGCGTCCGTGAAGCGGTCTATGTACTCCGGGTCGAGCATCAGGACAGCCCGTCATCGAGCATGTCGAACGGGTCTGGCCCCTGCTCATGCAGGGAGGCGTCTTCGAGCGCGGCCCTGGCGTCCTCCTCGCTCTCGCCGTAGAACCGCTTGCGGTACTCCCATGCCTGCATGATGCCAGCGCCGACCTCGCTCATGGCCATCTCGCGCGCGCTCGTGGTGTCGGTGACGATGGAATCATCGAACGTCACGGTGACGTCGCCGTACGGCACGTTCTCGCCGCGAATCTTGCGGCACGCCTCGGCCATGCCGTTCACGAGGCGGACGATGGACTTGCGCAGGCTGTTGGTGTGCTTCTTGATGCTGTTCATGAGCATGGAGTTGTCCGCGCTCACCTCCTTGGCGGTCTTGAGGCCGGTGTGCGCGTCCCACGAGAATCGCGCGTTGCCGAAGCCGCAGGTGAGGGACAGCATGCGCAGGCCCGTGTTGATGGCCTCGGTCAGCTCGTCCACCTTGAGGTCGGTCTGCACCACGTCGATCTTCTTGCCGCCCTCGTCTCCCGGCCGCATGCGGAACACGCAGTCGTCGGCCTCGCCGAAGGCGTAGTAGGTCTTCACGGTCTCGCCCGTCTTCTTGTCCTTCTCGGTCTTGCTCTCGATGAGCGTGTCATCTATGAAGGTCTTGGGGCGTCCCACGCGCATGTGGTCGAGGAACCCGGTCAGCGCCTCGTCCGTGGTCTTTATCGCGCCCAGCGCGTTCTGGTACACGCTCGCTCCCATGGCGCTGTACGCGCGGTGGTGGTTGGGCACGCCGGGGGTCACGAGCGAGAACAGCGGCCTCTTGCAGTGGGTGTTGAAGTCGCCGATGATGCTCTCCACTTCGACCTTCTGCCCGTTGTCCCCGAAGAGCTGCGTGAGGATGTGGTACTCGCCGCCGATGATGACGTGCGCCTGGCACTGGTCGTACGCCTTTCCGCCGACCTCCACGCGCCCGGAGAAGGCGCACTGCGTGCATCCCTTTGTCGAGTAGGTGAGCGGGTATATCTGCGTCGCGTCGTACTCGACGATGCGGAGCTCCGCGTCCGGCGTGGTCGCGTTCTCGGTCACGCCGTGCGGCTCGATGACCCATGCGCCGGTCCCCAGGGCGAAGGCGCGGGAGATGAAGTCGGCGTTGTCCATGGCGAAGCTCTGCGGCTCCTCGATGTCCTCGGTCGGCTCCCCTTCATCCGTCTGCGATCCGGTGTCCGGGTTCGGGAAGTGGCGGGCCATCCACTCGGCGCGGTCTGGGTTGCTCGAAGAGATGACGGTGCCCTCCGTCATGAGGAGGCTCGCCCACTCGTCGGCGACGAGGGCGGCTGGATGCAGGCTCACACGCTCGCGCTTGTAGACGCGGAAGCCCCTGCGCTCGCTGTAGTGGTACCAGCTGTTGTCGGCGAGCAGCCACCCCCACCACACGCCGATCATCCCGCGCATGCTGGTGTCAGGCGAGTATCCGAGGCCCTGCAGCCACGTCTCGATGTGAGTGGCCTTGTCTCCGCGCTTCTCCATCAGAGGTTGCTCCTTATCCACACTCCGCTGCCGTAGCCGACCGCATCGATGGCGTCGTCGTCTACCTTCGGCAGTGTCTCGGTAATGTCGCCCTGGGCGTTCGCCACGTACTCGTACTCGGGGAACTCCCGCGCGGCGAGCGGCGCATCGTCCGGGTCGATGACGATCCTCGCGAGGTTCTGCATCCACCTGACGCGCGAGGCGGGCGAGTTCAGCCCCTGCTTGAACGCCTTGCGCGCGTTGATGCCCTGGTCTTGGTAGTAGAGAATCATTCCGCGTGCTGCGCTGTCGCACCACACGTCGGCGTCGGGCTCGCCCATGGCGTCGAGCCTGTCGATGAGCGCCTTCGCCGTGCGGCTGTCGTGCGCCTCGATGCCGCGCCGCACGTCCTCGCCGAAGACGTACAGGATGCGCTCGTTCTCGTCGTACGCGACGCACTCATGTACCCACGGATGCACGCTGCCCGCGTCCACGCCGTGCGAGACGGCACCGAACGACGCGCGCTCCTCCTCCGTGATGCGCCTTATCTCGATGAGCGAGTCGGGGAACACCTCCGCTCCCGTGCCGATGACCTCGCCCAGCCACTCCCAGCGGTACGCGTCCGGCGTCTTGCGCCTGCTGCGCTCCGCCTCGATGCGCGCCTGCTCGCTTATCCACTCGGGGTGCTCACCGATGACGTCGAGGTACGTGGTGTGGCATATGAAGCGCCCGTCCTCGCCGGGGTGCGCCTCGATGTCGCGCGCCTCCTTGTTCACCCAGTTGCGGGCGCTCATGGGCGGGTTGTAGCTGTAGAAGACCCAGAACAGGCTGCCGCCGCGCAGGAACGACGCCAGGATGCTGCGAATCTCGGCCATGGAGCCGAACTCGGCTACCTCCTCGAACCACACGACGGCGCAGTAGCCGCGCTTGAACTTCGGCGACTTGCGCCTCTCGGGACGGTCGCACCCTCGGAAGCGGATGACCTGCCCCGTGGGCAGGTAGGTGATGTTCATGGGCGACTTGCCGAAGTTGAACAGGTGCGAGACGTGCAGCATGTCGCACGCCCACATGATCTGCTCGTACACGGAGTCGGCGAGCGTGTTGCCCACCTTGCGGAACACCACGGCGTTTGCGTCGGGGTTCGCCATGATGAGCAGGACTATGGCGATGCTTATGAAGCTCGACTTCGTTGAGTTGCGCCCGCCCTTGAACCAGTAGTGCGTGAACTCGTGGCTTTTGATGGAGCGCCAGACGGGCCAGAACACGGAGGCGATGATGGAGGACAGCTTAACCGAGGTCATCGACAATGGTCACTCCCGCCTCGTCCATGGCCTCCCTCGCGCCGTCGATGCCGAACATGTCGTTCAGGAGCTTGACGCTCTCCGTGATGGCGAGGCGCGCGTCTCCGTCTACGACTCCGTTCTCGGCCTTGCGCTTGTAGATGGGAAGCGCGCCGTCCAGCACGTCGAACAGCGGCTGCGCGGCGTCGTGTATCTCCCAGCGGCACTCCTTGGCGGCGTCGTTGCGGATTTCCTTGATTCTTAGCGCGATCCTAGGGTCTGCCATGAGGCGCGACGCGGCGACCGAGACGGATGCGTAGCTCATGCGCGAGCAGTCGTAGGCCGCGCGGTACGCGTCCTGCTGCTTCGCCCTCGGCTTCGCCATCTCCTGGCAGAACCGCTCCATCTTCGGCGTGAGCTTCTTCGGCATGCCTCGCCTCCTCCCATGGCATCGCGTTCCGGCCATCCATGCAGAGAGCCGCCCCGGAAGGACGGCTCCCTGTGCCCCGTGCGGCGGAGGATGACCGCACGGCTATGTTCCCGAAGGTGTCGCTACGCGTACGCCATGAGCGATACGAGCCACGCCATGAACTGCGCGACCTCCCACACCATGAACGCCGCCGCCACGTCGAGCGCGACGCACAGCAGGACGAGCAGCAGGCATCCCTTGTTGCAGCCCTTCGGCGGGTTCGCCTCGCTGTGGCCCATCTTCCAGTCATCCTTGCTGATGGCCATATACCTCCACCTCGATCTCATCAACCGCCTGTATGCGCTCTCCCAGCCATCTGATGACCGGCACTGCCATGGAGTTGCCCAGCGCCTGCCATCTCGGCGTATCGGGGGTCGCGTCGCGGATGTCGGTCCACCCGTCGGGGAAGCCCTGCAGCCTCTCACACTCGGTCGGAGTCAGCTTCCTCACTCGCATGTCTCGCATATTCGCGGCACCCCCCCCCTCGTCAAAGCGAAGGACAGCCCGTCCTCGTTCGTGGGGAGCTGCTGCGCGGGACGGCGGCTGAACGACGGGGCCATGACCACGGGCTCGCCGCCGCTCACCTTGAGGGTCCCGCAGAGGTCGTAGTCGATGGCGGCGTTCGACGTGAGGTCGGCCATGCAGACGTAGCTCTGCTGCTTCGCCCCGGGACGGGCGGCGAGCGCGCCGACCGTCTGGCCGTCCCCGCCGCACAGCCTCACCTCGTCGCGCTGGTTCTGCGCGAAGGCCACGGCGTGCCTGTCTGCGGTAGTGAGCGTGGGGGAACCCCCGTCCCCCGTTATGCCCAGCTGGTGTCCGCCGTTCTCGGGCTCGCGGCCTATCACGTTGCCGTTGATTGCGAACACCTCTGCGGTCTGCCCCGCGGTGAGGGTCGGGGACTGCTCCTCGGCGTATCCGACCCCGCGCGCCCTCGGGTTCACTCCGGCGATGAAGCCTGCGCAAGAAGCGCCTCTTCCAGATCCGGCGGCAAGCTCCGCTCTTTTGTCCGCGCTCGACGGAGCAGACCCCTGCAGGCTCTCGGGCTCAAATAGAACCGCTGCGGCGCACTGGGCTCTAGTATGTCCGACAAGAAACACGCGGCGGCGGCGCTGGGGTACTCCGAAGAATTGAGCGTCAAGCACTCTCCATGCGAGAGAATACCCGCAGTCTTCCAGCACCCCGAGGAGGGTACCAAAGGCTGCCCCCCCGTCCTGCGACAGAACTCCGGGGACGTTCTCCCAGAGAACCCATCTGGGCTCAACCTCTCTAACAGCCCTCGCGTATTCGAGCATGAGGCGACCACGCGGGTCATCCAGACCCTCGCGCCGTCCCGCGACGCTGAACGCCTGGCACGGGCTGCCTCCGATGATGAGGTCGCACTTTCCACGATATGAACTCCAATCCACCCCGCACACGTCCCCGAGGTTCGGGACGCCGGGGAAACGCTTCTCCAACAGCTCGCAGCAGAACGGCTCGATCTCAGCGAAGGCCAGCGGCTCCCAACCCAGCGGAGCCCATGCGACGCTCGCCGCCTCGATGCCGCTGAACAGGCTTATGTACCTCATAGGCCGCACCATTCCGCGACGGTCCTGTGCGGGATGCCCAGCTGCTCGCAGACTCCGCGCTCGCAGCGCGCGCCCTTCGAGCCGAACACGCCCCGCAGCTCCGCCACGCCACCGTACACGGGCTTGCCGGCGCGGACGGACAGCATCTCGCGGATGCTCTGGCGCATGGCCATCTGCCAATCGGTGCCCTCCGCGATCTTGTCGTGGGGGATGGTCGCCTTGAAGCCAGCCGCCTCTAGCTCGCGGCGCGCCTCCTCGAACGCCTCGCGGTTGTCCCCCTCATGCCCCGACACGGGGCCGATGACGTACAGCCTCATCTCATGGCCTCCTTGAACAGCTCGCGCGCCTCCTTGGCTGAGCACCGGATGGCGCGGGCTATCTCCTCGAACGTGCAGCCGCTCTTCACCCGCATGCGGTAGACGTGCTTCGCGAGCTGGTAGCGGTTGCGCTTGATCTCCTCTTCCTTCATGACTCGGTGCCTTTCATCCGGTTCTTGCTCGTGAGGTGGTATCCGCCGCAGTAGGGGCATCGGTACCAGTCCATCCCCAGCCTCGCTCCCGCCCTCATGGCGGCCATCTCGCACGCGAACCGCGTCTTCTCGGAGCACATGCGGCGCTTGCGCGCGGTGCGCCGTCTGCGGTGGTGCCTTCCGTGGCTCACGACTCCCGCCTCTTCTCGCCCCATGCGCAGAAGTCGTCGGGGCCAACTTCCAGGTGCTCGCAGGGTTCGCTCCCCGCGTAGTGCTCGGGGAGACCCCAGTCCGGCTTCTCGTACAGCAGCCGGCAGAACATGGTCGAAGGGACCACCTCCCCGAACTTGCAGTCGCGGCAGCGCACGATCTGCCCGCAGCCCCGGCGCTCCGCGCTCATCGCTCGTCCACCTCCCTGACGAACGGCATCACGTCGCCCGCCATGTCGATGAACGCCCCGCAGCGCACCCAGTCCGGCTTGGGGCCGCTGATGGCCTCGATGGCCTCGGTGATGTGCTTGCGCGCCGCGTCGAGCCTGATGCGCGCCTCGCGCGCCCTGTCCTGCTCCGTCATGTCTCCTCCTACCAGTCCTCGAAGCCCTCGCATGCGGGGGCTTCCGGGTCTATCTCCTCAAGGTCGCACCCGTCGCAGGTGCAGACCCTCACCTTCGTCCCGTCGAGCAGCTTGCACTCGCTGCAGCTGCGGCACTCGCCGCACGATCTGCCCTCCCACGGGTCGGGGGCGTTCCACGGCGCTCGCGGGTCGCCCTCGAAGCACCCGGGCGGGAGGTTCCAGCCGCTCGGCGGCTCGTACTGGTCCATGCTCACCCGCGCCACCTCCTCAGTGGCCTCCACCCTTCCATCTCAAGGGCGGCGGCGTAGCTCGTCGGCTCGTCCAGCAGCAGGTACTCAAGGTGCCCGCCGACTCCGCCCAGCATCCGCCCGTAGTTTCCGAAGTTCCCCGGCACGGCCTCGCCCGGGACCCACCGGAAGTGCAGCCTGTTCGCGTGCGCGAGGCCGTGGCAGTAGGGGCGTCCGTCCGCGTCGCAGAGGTTGTTGCCGAAGCCGCACAGCGTGATCGTGGGCTTCTCGACCTCCACGCCCGCGCGGTAGAGCCTCCCCGCGCCCCTGCGCACGATGTGGTGCTGGTTCAGCGGTCGCGGCCTCCCGCACACCGCGCAGCGGTCGAGCGTGATGCTCGGCGCGCTCATGAGCGGCACGAGGATGGCGGGCAGCGTGTCAACCTTGGCCATGGAGCCTCCTGTCCGCGCCCCTCATCTCGTGCTTGGCGCACATCTCGGAGAGGCGGCTCACGATGGCGAGGGCGGTGTCCACGTCCCCGTTCCGAGACAGCCTGCCGCCCAGCGCCTTGAGGTCGTACTGCGATGTGACGACCACCGGCCTCATGGTCTCGTACCTGTCGTTGACTACGCGGAACACCTGCGTGAGCGTCCAGTCCGTCGGCGGCTCCTTGCCCAGGTCGTCTATCACGAGGAGGCCGCACCTCGATAGGCCCGCCAGCACGTCCTCCTCGCTCGCCTGCGTGCCGAACGTGCCCTTGAGTCTGGCGATGATGCCGGGCATGTCCGTGACGCGCACCCTCATGCCCTCGTCCACCGCCATGCGGGCGACGGCGGAGGCGAGGTGCGACTTGCCGGTGCCGACGGGGCCGAAGATGTAGGCCCCGCGCCCCTTTCGGACGCCCTCCATGATGCCCGCCGCCATGGGCGACTCCGCGCCCGCGAACCTCGGTCTGATGCCGGCGCGCTCGTAGTCCCTGCGGCGCTTCTCGGCCTCCTCGCGCGCCCTGCGCTCCGCCTCCTCGCGCTCGCGCTCGGCGCGCTCGCTCTCCGCCCCGGGGCATCCGCACGGCTCGAATCCGACCACGTGAGGCTCCCTCGCCCCGAAGAGCGCGGGGAGCACGATCGGCTTGAGCTCGCGCCCGCAGTGCGGGCATCGGCTAGTACGCTGCGAACGGGTCTCCATCGCGCGCCCCCTTCCTTGGCCTCGGCCTGTTCAGGTAGCTCTCGAACTTGGTGCCGAAAAGCGTCTCGGGACGCAGATACGCGGCCATCTTCGGGTCGTGGAGCCACGCCGCCGACATGGTGCCGATGACGGCCTCGAAGTCGGGTAGGCGGAAGCCCTCGGCCCATCTGGCGTGGACGAGCTGCCGCGTCTTCTTCGAGGTCGGGCGGTACGACGTGCCTGCCGCCTCGTTGAGGGAAGCCACGATCTCCGCGTAGGGGATTGCGCCGTCCTCCTCCCCGCACCCCTCCTCCTCGGAAGGGGAATCTGGAAGAGGAAGAGAGGAAGAGGAATATATATCGCTTGCCTGTTTGCTTTCGGCGTTGCTTTCCTCTTCGCTTTCCGGTTCGATTGGCGTTTTGCTTGCCTGTTTGCTTTGCCGTTTGCTTGACTGTTTGCTTGCTGTTCTGCTTACCGACTTGCTTCCGCCCTCGCTCCCTGCCACGATGCGCTTGCGGCTCTTGTCGAGCACTGGGCGCACCATGGCCAGGGCCATCCTCTGGGCGTCCGTGCGGGGCGACGGCTCCTCTCCCGTGCGGAGGTAGCGCACGATCATGCCGATGAGCTCGTCGCCCTCGCGGCGGTTGCCCAGCTGCAGGGGGCCGTCGATGAGCGAATCCAATACCTGCACGCCCATCACCACGCTATCCCGCGCAGCGTGCCGACGATGCCCGCCAGGAGCATCGAGCACAGCAGCGCGACGGCGAGGAGGGCGAGCAGGAGCAGCGACGCGCAGATTGCCGCCGCCGCGACCTGCTGGAACCTCTTCACTGCTCTCCTCCTAGAACGGGATGTCCTCGTCGTACACGTCGATGACGGGCGGCTGCTGCGCCGCCTGCGGTGCCGCCTGCGGGGCGTACTGCCGCTGGGCGGGCGCTGGTGCCTGGGCGACCTGCTGCGAACCGTAGCGGGGCGCTGGTGCCGCCTGCTGCGGGGCGTACTGCTGCGGCGCGTAGGCGGCCTGCTGGTATCCCTGCGGCTGCTGGTACTGCTTGGGCTGCGGCGGCCTGATGACGCCGATCTCGCGCACCTTGAGGTACGCCTTGGAGCGGTTCTGGCCGGTCTGCTTGTCCTGCCAGCTGTCGTAGGCGAGGCTGCCCCACAGGAGCAGCAGCGCGCCCTCCACGATGTTGCGGGCCTTGTCGTCCTGCTGCCCGCTGTGCCAGTACTCGCAGTCGAAGAACTGGGGCGTGCTCTGCCGCGTCTCGCGGTTGTAGTTCGGGCTGTTGACCGTGAAGCGCGTCACGAGCTGCCCGCTCTGCGTGGAGCGGGTCTCGACGTTCTTGGCCACGTAGCCGTCGATGGTGAAGTCTTTCACAGGTATCCTCCTTGGGTGACGTTTCCGCTGTTCCATATACGGGCGATCTGGGCGTCTAGCATCCTGATGCGCAGCTTGTAGACGTTGATGGCCTCCTGGCTCGACTTGTAGATGGCCTCGGAGCAGTCGCGCAGGCGCTTGAGCTCGGCGATGTCGGGGCGTCCCCTGCACAGGTCGCTCGTGATCGTTGCCGGCGTGCCCTTGTCGCGCTCCTCAAGAATCGCGACGCGCAGCGCCTTGCGGTACTCCGCCTCGTTCTCGGCGTACTGGCACCCGGCCGTCCTGCACGTGGCGAGCTCTTCCATGAGCATGTCTGTGAGCTCGTCCAGCTGCTCGTGAAGCTCCTGCATCGCCTACCCCTCGATCTCCCACGACGGTGCGGGGCAGCATCCGGGGTTGGCGGTGAACGCCTCGAAGTGGGCCATGTCGTTGAACTGGTAGCGCGTCCCGCAGCTGCGGCAGTGGGCGAGGAACGGCCCCTCGGGCGGCTGCGCGGGCTCCTCGCGCTCCAACGCGTCGGGGTCGCGCTCGCCGTCGATGGCGAACGCCCCGCACAGCGCGTACTTGCGCGCGTAGCTCGACGCCATGCCGGTCAGCTGTGCCTCGTCGCTGCCGCTCTTGCGCTCCGCCTCGCGGGCGTAGGCTGACACCGTGAACATCTCGCCGGGCTGGTCGGTGAAGAACACGCAGACGGTGGCCTTGACGTAGTACCGCTCGCCGATGTTCACCACCTCGTCGCTCATGAAGAAGCTGATGCCGGCCTCCTCGCACGGCTGCTTGAGCGCGGCCACGATGTCCTCGAAGCTGCGGTAGTAGAAGTTGCCGAACTCGTTGTACTTGCCCTTGGGGATGACAACGGAACGCTGCACCTGCGCGATGGCCTGCATGATGCTGCGCGGAGCCTCGCTCTCAGCCATTGGCGACCGCCCCCTCCCGCGCGGCTGCAGCCGCGACCGTCTGGGCGCACTCCTTCATGTACGCCTCCTCCAACGTGCCGGTGACGAACTTGCCCGTGACGCGCGGGCTCAGGCCGCCGCAGAACCGGCCGATCTGCTGCATCTGCTCGATGCTCGCCGCCTGGATGACCATGACGCACGGCACGTACCTGCCGCCGGGGACGGCGACCGGCGCTGCCGGCTGCGGTGCGGTTGCTACTTGCGGTGCGGGCGCGACCTGCGGCGCGGGCGCGACCTGCGGGGCCGGCTCCGGTTCCGGCATGGGCTCGGGTGCCGTCTCCGGCTCGGTGGCGGGCGGCATCTCGTCGCGTCCGTACTCGGCCATCTCGGCGCGCATGCCGGCGATGCGCTCGTCGGCCTCCTGCGCCTCGCGGGCGGCGTTGAGCGCCGCCCCCAGGTCGAGCGACGCGAAGAACTCGCGCTCCGCGACCTCGTAGCGGGGCAGCGTCTCCCGCTGCGCCTGCAGCGTCTCCCAGTCGGTGGCGACCTTGGCCACCTTCTCGTCAATGGCGGCCTTCGCCTTCATCTCGCCGAAGGTCTTGTTCAGCCACTTTTCGTCGTGGATGCGCTCGTAGGGGACAACGGGCGCGAGCATGCCCGCAAGGTCCTCGTAGTACTCCTTGAGGATGGCGTAGGCCCTGTCCTTCCGGCGCTCCTCGGCCTCGTCCAGCTGCTCCTTGATGTTGGCGCTCGCCTTCTTGACCTTCGCGGTGATGGCGTTGGCGCGCGCCTCGAAGTCATCGAGCGGGCGCATGTACTCGCGCTTCACCGCCTTGCGGCGCTCGTCTATCTCCTTGGCGATGCCGTTGAGGTACGTGCGGTCGCGCTTCGCCTGCTTGATCTCGTCGGAGTCCGTGAGGTCGTAGCGCGCCTCCGCGTACCCCGCGATCAGCTCCTCCACGCGCGCGTCGAGCGCGTCGAAGTTGGCGTCGATGGCGGCGGGGGTGAAGCTAACGGTCAGTCCCTTGTCCTCGATTACCTCCGCCTCGACCTCGATGGGCTTGTCTGCCTTACTGCTCATCGCTCTCCTCCTCGATGGTGATGCGGCAGGCCGCCGCCGTCTTCTCCTCCGCGTCGTGCAGCTCGTAGCCGTCCGCCGCCATGGCGTCGAGCAGGTCGAGCGTGTCGCGCGCGGCGCTGCCGTACAGGTAGCTGCCGTCGCCGTGGCGGTGCGCGTTCCACACGCCGAACGAGGTGACGGCCTGCAGCGACTGGTAGCCCAGCGCGACGGCGAGCGGGCAGGGGGCTGCCTCGACCTTCGCGCCGGTCTCGTCCTCGAAGCCGCCGATCTCGCGGCTCATGAGCGCCTTGCCGGTCAGGAAGCGGGCGGTCTTGCGCATGGACGTCACGTCGCCGATGTGCGAGCCGACCCACGCGGCGCGTGCCCTGCGCGCGTCATCGAATGCGGCGTAGAAGTCGGAGCGTTCCTGCTCCTCGCGCTGCTTCTCCTCGTCAACCTCGTCGCCGGCTGCGGCGGGCGCGAGGAAGGTGAGGCCGTAGTCGCTCACGACGGCGATCTCGCCCTCGCACCCGGCCTCCACGTGCCTGTCGAACGCCGCGCGGTTGTACGCGCTGAACGTCTGCTTGGCCACGTAGCCGTCCGGCGTCCTCTCCACGACGGTGGCCCCGGCCGCCTTGGCGGCCTCCACCATCTCGTCCATGGCCTGCTTGCGCTCGCGCTCGGCGCGCAGGCTCTCGTAGATGCGGTACCACTCTTTCGGCGAGCAGTCGCGCAGCTTGGCCACGGCCTCCTCGTCGCCCTCGAACTCGGCGATGGCGGCGAGGCGTTCGAGCGTCATGTCGTACGCGGCGTCGCTCACGACCCTCGCGCCCCGGCGGGCGCGGCTCACCTTGCCGGTGTCGATGCGGGCGACGGCTGCCACCTCCTCGTCGGGGAGGTCGAGCGCGAGCATCTGCTGCACGCCACGGCTCTTCTCCTCGGCGGTGAGGGCGCGCTTGGCGTCCGTCTCCACCATGGCCTTGGCGGCCTCCCGCCGCGCGGTCTCGGCATCGTCCAGGTCGTCGTAGACGTCTGCGTAGAAACGCTTGGTGCCGATGAGCTTCATGGCCTCGTAGCGGCACTCGCCGTCGATGATCTGGTAGATGCCGCCGTCCTTGTAGAGGATGGGGCGGACGCGCGGCTGCCCGGGGTTCAGGCGGTTGTACTTGAACTGCTCGGCGAGCTGCGCGATGTACTCGCGGCACTCCTTGCTGTCGACGTCGCGCGGGTTCATGCGCACGTCGTTCTCCTCGTAGGGGTAGACGTCCTCGATGTCCACCAGCTCCATGGTCTGCACTAGCCCAGCACCTCCTTGAGGATGTCTTCGAGCGTGACTCCCTTGCCCTTGGCGTCGAGCGCGTGCGTCAGGACGGTCAGCTCGGCGATGTCGCTGACGTCGCGGCGCATGCCCGCGTACTCCTCGGCGCTGCGCTCCCCGTGGATGATCTCGTCCGCCATGATGCGAGCGCCTGCCTGCACGCACACGTGCGCCACGGCGATCAGGGCGTCCTCGGCACCCTCGTCGGGGAACTCGCTATCGATGCGTTCGGCGGCCTTCTCGATGTCCTTGACGATCAGCGCCCTGACGCTGATGGTCAGCCGCTGCTCCTTCTTGCCCTTCCGGTCGAACATTTCTCCTCCTGTCGTTGTCGTTGACCTTCTTCTGGATGCGCTCCTTGCGCTTCTGCGCCGCCTTGACGCGGCGCTTGAGGTAGGCCGCCGTCCACTGCTCCATGGCGGCGTCGTAGTCCTCGGAAGCCTTGGCGCGCTCGTAGCTGTTGAGGCCGTCCGTCGGCCTCGGCTGGGGCATGGGGTCGGCTCTCGACTCGCGCTCCGCCTCCGTCTGCTCGTAGACGGCGCGCTGCTCGGGCGTGAGGCCCCTCATGAGGTCGGAGATTCGCCACTCGATGTCGGCGAGCTGCCTCTTGAGTCTGCACGGCTCGCAGATGCCATCCTTGCCGAGGGTGGCGCGCCTGCACCCGCACACGGGACAGGTCTCAAGTCGCGGCTCGTAGTAGCGGGTCGTGACGTTCACGCCCATGCGGCGGAGCGTGCGCACCGCGTACGCGAGCTGGTTGCTGGACAGCTTCAAGCGCCTGCGCAGCTCCCGCTCCGGCATCGTCCCCGCGAGCTCCGCGACCCTCTTGAGGTCGCCGGTCGTCCATGTCCTCCCTGCCGTCACGCCCCTCGCACCTCCACCTCGATGCGCGGGTTCCTGCTGTCGTAGGCGAACCTGTCGGTGAGGCTGCCGATGTAGCGCGGCGTGTCGTCGTGGATGACTCCCGCGCGCACGAGGCCGTCGAGGATGAACTTCTTGGCGAACGCCACGTTGTCCATGTCGCGGCGGCGGTTCTGCTCCACCCACGTGAACGTGATGTCCACGGTGCCGGAGAACTTCGGCATGCCCTGCTCGACGGCGAGGACGCCAGCCCGCTCGGTCTGCTGCCTCTTCATGGTCGAGGCGGCGTAGCGGTTCGCCCTCTCGGCGCGCACGTAGTCGTTCAGCCCCGGCATGCGGCCGGGTATGACCATGCGGCCGATCACCTGACGCCCCTCTGGATGTCCCAGATGGCGCGCGCCTCGGCGACCGAGGAGGCCACGAACACGTCGTCCCCCACGATGTCGCGCCAGTAGGCGGCGAGGTCCACCTGGTCGATGGGGGTCTCGCGGAACCTGATGGCGGACAGCAGGCACGGGCGCTCCATGACCATGTAGCGGGTGAGCACGCTCCACAGGTTGTGGTCGCGCTTGAACTCGCTCGCGAGCCTCACGTCCATGCCGTAGCGGCGCGCCAGCTCGTAGACGTTGCCGCGCTGGATCAGGTCGCCCTCCTCCATGAGGTAGCCGCAGAAGTCCTTGAGCTTCTGCCACTTCTCCGGGTGCAGCCGCACCCAGTGGCACGCCTTGGCGACCATCTGGCGGGCGCGCTCTACGCCGGCCATGTCGACCCCTCGATGAGCCCGGTGATGACGATGCAGACGGTGATGAGCAGGAGGGCGAGGCATCCCTGCAGGTTCTCGCGCTGCTCGTCTGTTAACATGGGGATGGTTCTGTAGTGAACCGTGACGGGGCGCGTCTCGCGTTTGCCGACCCGGACGCGCTCCCTCCTTTCCTTGATGACTTCCATTCCTGAAACTTCCTCTCGTTCTCGGGGCTCTTGTAGAACTCGGCCATGGACGCGCGAATACGCCTGCACATGGCCGCCTGCGAGGGCGTCACTAGTCCTCGGCGGGAACGACGGAGATGGCACCGTCCGCCACCTTGTAGGTGACGCCCTTGACCTCGAAGAGGCAGTGGTGCGAGGGGTCGGTCGCGTCCATCTCGATCGGGTTGACCAGGTACTCGCGGAAGCCGAACTGCCCGTACGCGAGCTTCTTCACGCGCTCGATGTCCTCGGTGGCCGCGCGCAGGTCCTTGGTCTTGCTTGCCATGTGTGGCTCCTTTCGATATTTAGAAAAACTAAA